CGCCTGCATTGCCGGTCTTGACGCGGAACTGATAAGCCGAACCGTCAGTTGCAACGATACGCGACAGATCCATCAAGGGATTTCCGAGACGCTTTGCAGCGAACACGGGATCGTAAGCTGTACGGCCGCCAACGTCGTAACCTGAACCCGTAAGAGCCGAGGCTTCCTTGATGTACGCTTCGCACTGGTCAACAGATTCAAAGATCTTGACTTCGCGCTCGATGTTGTTACCGGCCTTCATGTATTCCTTAAGAACGTCCTTAAAGCGACGATTTGCCTCGCCACGAACGGTCTTGTGAATAGGACGGATGATAGAAGGAGCGGCAACTTTTGCCTCTAAAGCGGCAATCTTTGCTTCGGTTTCGGTCTTAAGCGACTCGACAGCTTCGGCAACTTTTGCCTCGACAGCCTGTGCGGTTTCTGCAAGTTTTGCAGCGCTAGATGCTTCGATTGCATCCAGTTTTTCAATGACTTTTTCCAACATTTTAAAATCTCCTAACGGGTTGCGATTGCTTTCAGCAGCTCGCGGTATTCGAGTGCCTCTAGCAGTTTCACCGCTGCGTCCGAATCACTCGGGTTAGCGGGTTGCTTAACAGATTCAACATCACGTTGTTCAATAATCTGTTTCAGCAATGCGGATGCAGCGGTGGCATCCTTTCTTGAAAGTCCAGCATCACGCAGGGCCTTCTCGATCACTCTCGGATTGGGCTTGTTGTCCATCCAGTATTCAAGTTTGCTGATCTCAGCCTTCGGATTATTAGGCTGCATCACGATAGAAACCTCGGCCAGACCACCTTTGACGATCTGAAAGAACATGTCTGGATCGTCTGTGGGCTCGCCATTCTCATCAACCATTTGATACTCATCTGCATAAGCGCCGACAGAAACGCCGCCAACCATCCGCGGGCTTTCCTTCATGATCGTATAAAGATCAGACCCGGAAGTGGTGTTCAGGAAGATCTTTCCTGTGCCGGTCATGCCTTCGTCCGTAATATCGAACTTCGACCACTCACCGACAGGCATCATGTCTGAGGAGTGTTGAAAATACATAGGAAGTGGCCTTCCTGCTTCCATCCACATCTCGTGCCACGCCTCGAAAGCCTCGGGTGTGTAAAAGAACCGTCGACCGTCTGCGCCTTCTCTCGCGCCCCACGTCGTAAGGGTGGCTTCGATTTCACCCGTGGGCTCGCCCGTTGCCTCGTCAGCTTTGCGGCCTAATTCGACCTTAGCTTCGTAAAAAAACGTCACGTTTTTCATGCGAACCTCACATAAATCTAAATGAACTGGAACTACTCTGTAAAATCCTTTGCGCGGAATGCAAAAGCGCATCATCTGAATTTATTGGGGCTAAACCCATTTCTTGTATGACATAAGGAGGCGATTGATACCACTTAACAATTGATTCTTTAGTTCCCTTTGGTCTTTCTTTTGCTCTTTCTAAACACACTTCAATTCCGGGATCAATTAAAATAAATTCCACATTTTGGTCACGATACAAATGAATATGTTCTTGTTTTGGATTTGTGTGGATAATATATGCGTCAAATTTTACGCCTTGCATCACTTTTCGTATAGCGGCATCACGCACAGCAAAAGCCACTTCTCTTATGTCGCCTGTTGATTTATGGCTTACAGATGACCCTAAAGCCTTTGCAAGAGCATCAAAATCAACAACTACATCGTCCGGCGCTTTTACTTTTTTAATATAGGTAGACTTGCCGGAGCAAGAAGCCCCAATAACTACCCTAATTTTTCCCATATCTTTTCTTTTGTTTGTTGCATTCCGTCTACCAACTTAGGCTTTGGCTTTCTCTTGTCTGCCGCGGCCTTGAGTTTCTCTAACAGTTCCTTAAGCATTTCCGGCTCTGCCTGTTTTACCCACCACCTTAAGGTTTCCACCACCTCCAGTGTCTTGTGGAGAACTGCCGGGAATAGCGCTATCGCCACTAGCGGCAAGCAACAGATCATCAGCACCATCGAGAGAATTAAGTCCCAGATATTCGCGGGCCTCATTCTGCGTAAGAATCCCATTCTTGACTCCTGCAACGACATAATTCATCTGATCTAGCGGAGCGCCCTTTAGGAAGTCTTGCGTCTGAAACTGAACGTGCAGATTGGGGAAGCCCTTTAACAGCGACAATTTTAACCGCTGCTCAACGTTCGTAATGAACGGCATCATCGTTGACTTGTAGAACTCATCAAGCATCGTTTGGGTATTGTTGTACTTCGACTCGCCGACTCCGATCATTGCAGGAGGTACACCAAACAATCCACAGATACGCGTCATTGTTTGTTTCTTAAGCTCTCTTGCATCCACATCCTGAAGCGTCAGAGGCTTGATTGCTTCGTAGGTCATGCCTTGATCTAACAGCATAGACTGCCCCGGCTTACTTTGATCCGATGGCTGGCTGTTAAGCATGTTGGTCCACGCTTCTTTAAGACGGGATGCAATCTCTTTGAACTTTGAGTCGGGGATGACTTGCTCAGTACGGAACAAACCAGAGGGTTTCGCACCGTTAAGCATGATGAAGTTGGAGTAGAGATCAATATCCTGATCTAAGGAAACCAACTCGACAGCTTGCAAACGGTTGAACGAACTGGAGCCTTGCCACGGCTCGCTCTTCGTGTGCATAACCTGAAAATACTTGAGCGGCTCGTCTTTATTGAAGCCGTAAGACGAACTGGTAAGCGTGTAGAAGGGATAGCGCGTCTCTGAGATCCTCGGCACGATTAGCGTCGAGTCTAAGACGTACATTTCAAGCGGAATCTGCGTCGGCTCCTGCGCGTCTTTTCTCCAGAGTAATACGAAAGTCTCACCGGCAAGCTCATGCCACATTGTGAACTGATACCAGAACTCGTATTGACTCTGGAAGTTATTAGGATTCGCAAGAAGGTTAAGAACGCTTGCTGCTCGGCTTTTTTCGCGCTCGGGAACAGTCGGATCGGTCTGCGTGTCTACAAACGTGCCGTCAGCTTGCTTCGACATGATTTTGACGGGCAGCTGAGCAAGAGAACGTGCTTTTGCCCCCACGCAAGCCATAACCGTCGAGTTTCTAGCAAGTGTCGTTATATCGACAGTTCGCCCTGCCTCATTAACCGCAGAGGTCGTAACGTACAGTAATTGATTAGATCCGTAGCCCTGCCCCTTACCTCGGAGCATGACGTTGTTTCCGAGGACGCTATTCCCGAATAAAGAGTTACTTTCGGCCTTTGTTTTACGCTTAAATACGTCGAATAAGCCCATTTTTATCCTCAAAAGACTCTGAATCCGTACGATTCAGACGGCATCGGATTGTCTAGACTACAGTGCATCGCAATAATCAAGGCAATAATCCCGTCAACCTTAGCGTGACGGTCCACACCGGCTTTCTTGACTTTGATGTTGCCTTGAACGTCTGTAAACACTTCGCAATTGCCCAGTTGATGTCCTAAGAATGGGTTTCCGTCGTGTCTGATTTTGTGGCTTAGAATGAGTCGCTCGACATGCTTCGACGGGTTAGAAAGCACCGCCATTCCTTGACCGACTTTCTTAACTGGCATTCCGACTTCGTACAGCCTTGCTACTAGAGCGGCAGCATTATAAGCGTCGTAGCCTACCTCTTTTATGTCGTATTTCTGGCTTTGCCCAATAATATACGCCGAAATCTCTCTATCGTCCATCACGTTACCTTCCGTGATGTGCAAGATCCCCGAATTGATCGCTTGTCTGAAAATATCTTGATAATGAGTCGGCAATAACTCAAAGCCATCTTCGGGAAGAAAAAACTTCCACTCGGCTTCGTAATCATCCTCGGCAAATCGTTTTAACGTACATACAGCGTTTAGATCTCGTGTTGCCGCTAGGTCAAAACCTATAAATACTGCTTCGGGTTCTCTTTCTGTCAGCCCTACGGATTCATCCCAATGTGTGCGGTCAACCCACGCGGTTTCGGCCGAAACATAAACGTTAAGCGTTTTGCAGAGAAACTCGTTGAGTGCAGCGGGCTTAATCTTCGCCTCTTCGCATCGAGCAACAATTGCATCGTGCGAGACCGAGATA